AAAAAGTTATGGGAAGTTATGTGAATTTTGGGGAAAGTTATGGAATGTTATGTGATTTTTGGGGAAAGTTATGGAAAAGTTATGCCCATGTGAACTTGTGAACAGGTTGGGTAAGGTGTTGAAATTATTATGAAAAAGACTACAAGAGAGCAGACACAGGCGCTCAGGGACGCAATCTTTCGAACTTTCAATGAGTTACAAGAGGAAGGCAGGCCGTATTCTCTTGTCAACTGGGCGAAGGAAAACCCTAGGGAGTTTTACACCGGCCTACTTCCCAGAGTAATTCCCAAACCTGTGGAATTGTCTGCGTCTGAGGGTGTTTCCTTCGCTCTGGTTTACCAAGTTGGGGAGCAGCAGTTTGTCCTTGGTCAGGACGGCCAGCCCTTGCCCCTGCCCTTGCCAGAAGAGAAATCTGCTTAGGTAGCAGAATGCCTGATGATGAAATAATAGTCTTATCAGATAGTTAGCAATGTTTGTCTTTTCTTTTGTGCTAATTTTTGTGCCTATCTGTTGAAAGATTTGCTTGGTTACCAGGAAAAGGTGGAAAAAATCAGCAATCAGCTTGCCCCTGGCGGGCCCCCGCTTCCCCCCTTCGAGGGGGTGGGGGGTCGCACTGGGGCCCCTCCCAAAATTCCCCCGGACGCATTTTGGTTCTTCACAACTTCACAAGGGTCGGTGGCTGAAAGGTAAGGCACCGGGCTGTAACCCCGAGGTTGCATGAGCTTGAAGGTTCGATTCCTTCCCGACCCACCACAGGAGTCCCCATGCCAAATCCCAGTTTTGGTGTCCGCGATTGCCCCCAGCATGGCCCATATTTGACCAGGTATTGCCCTGGTTGCTATCCAGGGCAGCGGCTTAGTGCCTCTGATATTGAGGCGGCGCAGGACACGTTTGACCGTGTCTGTCTGGCCCGTGACAATGAGTTGCGCGGGGCTGGTGCTGCCGGGAAGGAACCTGTTGGGTCTGACCAGGCTGGCCTTCCGACGCATTTCGCCTGTGTAACTTGGCTGGATGCGTTCTCGGTGGATGGTCAGCACTATCTGGAAGATGTGGAGGAGGAACCTGGGATGCTAATCCATTCGGCTGGCATCCTGTTGCACGAGACCGAGCGGGTGGTGTGCTTGGCGCGTTGCTATTGCCCTGAGCAGGAGTATGAACCATATGTGCGGAATCTGATCCGCATTCCCCGGTGCAACATCCTGAACATATGCAAGTATCCGATTCCTGGGATGGCCGAGTGAGTTTTGGGGCCAAGCTCAATCGGTGGGTGGAGGATAGGTTTGAGAACGACACCTGCTGTGCTCTGTGCGGTGAACCGGGTAGTGTTGCGGTGATCAAGACTCCCGTTGCGCCTTCCCTGGAGATTTGCATGAACTGTCTCCACTGTGCCGTATCGGCTATTTACAGAGCCACCGCAGAGGCTTTGCCGAAGTGGAAGAGGGCGACCCCGACTGCCATGAAGATGTCTGGTTTTGTAGGGAGGGTGGGGGAATGACCCTCAAGGAAGTCGCCGCCCTTGCACCGATCCTGGTCATTCAGAATTGCCTTAGCACTGCTTGTCATCAGGCAAGTCAGTTTGCCGAGGCATTTCCCGAGTGGAAGTCGCTCATATGGGAGTTTTTTTATTCCAACTGGGGGTTTTACCCCGATGAAGATGACCCAAGGGAAGTCAGGGTCAAATAAACCTTTGATGCCGCCACGTGGCGGTGCGAGAGGAGATGGTCATGGCCGGCTTAACAGCAAAGAGGGATTTTGAGTGTACTAATGGTGAGTTCTTTCATTTCCCGATGGCCGCGGATGCGAAGATTTACCATGGTGCCTTGGTGTGCGCTGACACCAATGGCTACGCGGTACCTGGCGCGGACGCCGCTGGTCTGAAGTTTTTGGGCGTGGCCTGGTGCCCCAGTAATGGTGACGGTGTGGTGGATAACACCGGCGGGGCCAATGGTGACAAATGGATTACCGTTGCCCGCACTGGCATTTTTGAATTCGACGCCCTCAGCATCACCCAGGCCATGGTAGGGAGCGCCATGTATATCGTCGACGACCACACGATCGGCGACGCCTCCGGCCCCAACAATGACATCCGGGTCGGGATTCTGGTGAAGTATGTGTCTGATACCAAGGGCTGGGTGGACATCAACAAGTAAGACCGCATGGCAAAAATCAAAGTCCCGTACCTGTTTGAGCCGCGCTTTTACCAAGTCCCCTTTCTTACTGCCATGGGGAGGGGGGTGCTTGGTCTCCCTGGCGGCACGAAGAGGGGGGTGGCGGTTTGGCACCGGCGGGCCGGGAAGGATCTTACAGCCCTGGCTGGGCTGTTGGTTCCCGAGATGTTGCGCCGCCCCGGTGTCTACTACCATTTTCTTCCGACGTATAAACAAGGCCGGAAGATCATTTGGGACGGGCGTGACAAGACGGGGCGCAGGTTTCTCGACTACATTCCCCCTGAAGCCATTGCCACCCGGAACAACCAGGAGATGAAGATTGAGACCACTTCTGGTTCCTTGTTTCAGGTGGTTGGGACAGACGACATTGACTCCATTGTAGGCACCAACCCTGTGGGGTGCGTGTTCTCTGAGTTTTCTCTCCAGCACCCACAGGCTTGGGATTACGTTCGACCGATCCTCAGGGAGAACGATGGATGGGCTGTGTTCCTCTACACCCCACGCGGCAAGAACCACGGTTACAAGCTGTTCAACATGGCGAAGAGCAATCCTGCGTGGTTTTGCGAAATGTTGACGGTCTTTGACACCAAGGTGCTGACCGCCCAGGACATTCAGGAAGAGCGTGATGCCGGGATGTCCGAGGAGTTGATCCAACAGGAGTTTTTTTGCAGTTGGAATGCACCCTTGACGGGTGCGTATTACGGGGCTTTGATGGACAAGGCCAGACACGACGGGCGTATCCGGGACTTCCCGGTTGACAAGAATCTTCCCGTCCATACTGCCTGGGACTTGGGGATGCACGACAGCACTGCAATCTGGTTTGTACAGGTTGTCGGGAGAGAAGTGTGGGTGATTGACTACTATGAGGCCTCAGGCGAGGGTCTTGCCCACTATGCCAATGTCTTGGAGGAGAAGAGGCGCGCTGGCGGCTACCTGTATGGAACCCACTATGCCCCGCACGATATCGAGGTGCGGGAGTTGGGCACCGGGAAGACTCGTCTGGAAATTGCCTCTGACCTTGGCATCTTTTTTCAGGTGGTGCCCCGGCACGACCTGATGGACGGCATTGAGGCTGTCCGCGGCTTACTGCCCCTCTGCTGGTTCAACGAACAAAAGTGCCTTGAGGGGATCGACCACCTGGAGCAGTATCGGAAAGAATGGGACGAGAAACGGGGGTGTTACAAATCCCGCCCCGTCCACGATGCGTCCTCTCACGGAGCAGATGCGTTCCGCACCTTGGCTATGGGTCTCCGCGTTTCTGACCCGCGCCATCGCATGACCATCGAGGATGTTCGAAACCTTGATGAACGCTATTCCCCGCCAAGACGATAGTGCGTTGCCCACATTACACGCCTTGGGCCTCTGTGAAGGGGTCTGTTTTGCGCTCGAAGGAGTGTTGCCATTATGAGCAATGGCCACCCCCAGCAAGATGTTCCTTCCCTTACCCCCATGCCGGTTGCGATGGTTTCGGGAATGTTACCGGAGAGGGGAGTTTTTGTGTACTGGATCAACCCATTCGACCACCGAAAAATGCACCTGTCTACGATGACCTCCCGGCATTTGCGACGGGATGTCTACGCGGAACTTGAGGTGATGGTTGACACGGGACAGGTTGTCCCGTATCGGCTTCACGCTCTTCCAAGGGGTTAGGCCATTGTCGAGTAACAAGGAAATCGTTCAGGAATTCAATCAAGCCTACGACAATGCCATTCAGCACTGGGGCCGGTGGATGCTGGAAGCCAGGACTGATATGAAGTATTTCGTGGGCGACCAGTGGAGTGCATCTGACAGGCAGTTTGCTCAAAACACACGCCGGGAGTTGAAGACCATCAACAAGGTGAGGCGTGTCATTAAGCTGGTCGAGGGCTTTCAGAGGAAGCACCGGCTGGCCATAAAGGCAGACCCCATTGCCCTGGCCATGAACCAACTGAGTGAGTTGGAGGCCAAGACTGCCAGCCAGATGTCGGCCGTTCTACAGTTCGAGATGTCGAAGCGGTATGGCGGCTACCTCACTATGTCTCAGGCTTTCTCGGGGGCCTTGAAGGTTGGTCTCAACTTGGTGGAGATCTACGTTGACTACAAGGACGACCTAATCTCCGGCGACCTCCGCTTTGCCAGGAAGGCCCACAACGAGTTTGTGATTGACCCCTCGACAACCAAGCTGTCCCTGGAGGATTGCGGATACATTATCGAGCGCAAGTTCTTATCCCCTGGGGCCTGTAAACAACTCCTGCCAGACAGGGCCAATGAGATTGACAAGCTCCGCCCCAAGGGGTTCAACGATGGCAAGTTCATCTATGCACCGAGGGTGAGTGGCATTGATGGAAAAGACCTTCTGCGCTATGACACCTTCTATCGTTGGGACACCAAACAGCGCAAGGTGGTGGTGGATCGTCAAACCGGGGATCATTTTGTATGGCGAGGCACACGGCGCCAGCTTGCTGAGTGGATGCAGTCCATTGACCCCAAAACTAACCTACCGATGTCTGAGTTGATGACCGTCATTTCCCGGCCCATCCCTACCATGCGTCAGATTGTCCTGGTGGAGGAGGAGTTGATGTACGATGGGCCGGATATCCTGGGGATCGACGACTACCCCTTCGTGCCGGTATGGGCGTATTTTGACCCGGAGCATGACAAGCACGAGGAGAAGTTGCAGGGGCTGATCAGGGCCATGCGCGACCCCCAGGTGATCGTCAACCAGCGGTATTCCAAGCTGGAGGACATTCTCGACAAATTGGCCTACGGTGGTCTCAAGTTGACCGAGGATGCCCTGGTAAACCCTGAACAAGCCTATCAGGTGGGCCACGGGTTGCCGTTGTGGATCAGGGCCGGTAAAGATCCGAGTTCTGTCCAAGACCGCCAGATGCCACAGATCCCGCAGGGCCTGTTTGCGGTGCTGGAGCTTGCCGACAAGATGCTTCTCGATTCCGGCATGGTGACGGACGAACTCCTGGGCGACCCCTCCTCGCCACAGACCGAGGTGGCCGGGGTGCTGTCGAAGTTGCGGCAGGCGGCGGGTCTCACGGTGTTGCAGGACATTTTTGATAACTACCGGGAATCTAAGCGGATGTTGGGCTACAAGCTGATTGCCGCGATCCAGAAGCACTACCAACCGTCCAAGATTGCCCAAATCATCAACGAGGAACCGACCCCCAGCTTCTTCGACAAGACTTTTCCCCGGATGAACGTCAACATCACCGAGGGGGTCTTGAGCGACAGCCAGCGGGAGATGTACCACTTCCAACTGCTCCAGTATAAGGCGCAGGGTGCGCCGATCCCCTGGAGTGAAATTATCGACACAGCACCATTGGAGGGCAAGAATCGGCTGAAGGAAGTGGTGGCGCGGGAGGAACAGGCCAATGCCGAAATGGCCAAGGCCCAGCTTGAGGCACAACAGGTTGTCCAGTATTTGACGATGGCCGAGGCCCAGGCCAGGATTTCTTCGGCCAAGCTAAACGACCAGAAGGTGGAGACGGAGATCGCCCAGGCCCTGCTCGACAGGGTGAAGGCAATCGGGGAGATGGAGAAGATCAAGGCCGAGATAAGTGGTCTGGACGCAAAGCGCATTGCCGAGATTCTAAAGGCCCTGAGTACCTTCCATTCTGCCACAAAGCCTGACCAGCGACGCCGGGGCATTACGAAGAGGTAAGCATGGACAATGGGCAAGAATCCAACCAAATCTCGACACGGGTTTACGACCCCGGATATGAGGCGTGGGTTAATTGGAGCGTAATATGAGCGTGCTGATTGGCGACATCAGGGCCGAGCTTGAGGCTAAATTGCGAGACAACCTGGCCGATATCATGGCACGGAAGGCGGCTGAAGGCAAGGACAACTACTACATCCTGGTGTATGCGTCCTGGGCAAATGGCAACGAGCTTCACACCCGCATCATCCTGTTGAAGGATGAGCCGCCCCCGATGCTTGGGACTTGTTGTTATCTGGTAAAAAACGGTATTTTGCACAAGGTTTTCATCCTGCCCCGAGACAATTATTTGATCTCCGACAAGTGCCGCGACGAG